GATCTTTATCATGTATGTTCATCCACATTTGCATCCATACATTATCTTTTGATATATTATGCACTTCAAAATAATCTTTTATACACTTTATAATTGCAAGATATAAGTTGTATGTATTCTTATTACATGAAGCTATACTAAAAAAATTATAGAGATAATAGAAACCAGTATCATGTGTTTTATCATCAAATAGATGTTCAAATTTAGACTTTGACATATCTACATATTGAACTAATTTATCATGATCTATATCACAATGAATTGGATCTATTTCGTATAAGTTATAATCTACCATGTTGGATAAACAAATGCTGTTACGATGTACTTGTCATTTGATAAAGGGATATTGCCTTTATGAGGAAACATAAAATTACAAGGAAAGCATAATACTTTACCTATCTCAGGTTTTACTAATCTATTAAGAGTAATAAACTCTGTTTCACCACCCTCTTCAACATCATTAAGATATAATATAAAGGCAAGAAGCCTATTATACGTTACTTTGCTCAATGTGTCAACATGAGTTCCAAAGTGACCTTCACCTTTTGGGTACCTCCTGATAGAATATTCAGTTGATTTTATATCATATGGTATAGTTAATCCATATGGTAATGAACTTATCGTTTTATCTATACATTCATATATTGTTTGATAGCAAGGATTATTAGGTTCAACGAAAGTTTGCTCTGCTACTTTCATATTTGTATTGACATAATTTTCATCACCGTCTCTACTCACTCTACCTTCATGATGCTCCATCATATGATATTGATCTATGAGATAATTACATACATTTTTATCTGCTACTGTTGATTCAAAAATAAAATCATTGAGGTTATCTTCTTGTTTACTAATTGTAAAAGTTTTCATAATTTAATCCACTCTCTATCTTCTTTACATAAATCATGACCTTCCATAACAGGAAAACTAACAGATAATCTTTTAGTATGAGATGTTGCTAAGTGAGGATATAATTTTGGTATCCAAATTGTATCACCTGACGTTAGATTGACATCTAATACTTGTTGATCATTTGTATCCCATACTTTGAAATTAGTTTCACCTTCACATTGAACAATTACATTATCATCAACATCATGATGCTTACCAAAGGGATGATCTGGTTCTAGATTAAGACAAACATATACATGAGCATCAACAACTGATTTATATTCTTCTTCAAGAGTTTTTGCAAATTGATTTATATTTTCAGTTGCTCTTGACATATCCCTAAAGTAACATACTGACTGAGACAATGCTTCCTTTACTATTGTTGGTGGTATAGCATTCACATCTAATGCCCAACTAGGACAATCCCATCTATATGGTTTTTGATTAAAAAAATTAACTCTACTTGATGTCATCAAAGGTCTTATATTTACTAGAGTCTCAAACTCTTTCCATGAAAGTAAATCAGAACAATAATCTTTTTTAAATTTAACTTCCATTACCACCCATACCTTGCAGATACACGATAAGCGTGTGACCATCTAAAGTCACATGTATCTTCTATGTAAGGTGTATGTGATACTTCAGTATCATATAATGTCATTGTTCCTTTCTTGCAAGGTGCTATTCCTACACATTCAAAACCATAATATCTCTCTTCATCTGCTGATAAATTTTTCCACCCATCTAATCTTTCCATATGAGTACACATATGTTTTACTTCTTTAAATAATTTGTGATCTTCATTGACCATGAAATCATAATATAATTTATTGTCATCACCTTGAATAATATCACCATGATACTTATATAATTTTGTCCCTGAGTCAGGGTTAGTTGTGAACCATAGATTAGATACTAATCCTTGAGGACCATCTACATGAGGTAGTCTAAAATAATTCCAAGGGAATGATTCTTCTTTAAAATATAAGTTACCCCACTCTGTTAACATTAAGTCTTCTATTGGCTTATTATCAAACCATGTCCTAAAATATCCTCTCATCAATCTAAACACTTCTACACAACACCAATGTGGTAGGTGAATAGTTGCAAAGGGATTCGGATCTCTACAATCACCTTTATTTGTATCAGTCATGATAGGAAATGTTGCTGCTAAATCCATATACAAATCAAATCCACCATCTTTAAATGGTTGATCTGCAATATAATATCCTATATCATCAGTTAGTTTAACATACTTAACTTCCCACTCTCTTGGTTCTTTGACCTTTATCATGTCAGAGAACTCATGATGCATAAGTAAAGTTCTATAAAATGAATCTGTTTTCATATGCATCACATTTAAAGAGACGAGCATTAATATTATATGTCATCACCATCCTCTCACCACCTACCTTATTCTCTTGACTTCTATGATTAACCCAACCAGGAAATATTAAAACTGTATTAGTAGGAGCTTTAATTTCTTTCCACACTTCTTTCTCTGCATCATATGGATAACCTGTCTTATGATATTCTAATGGATCTTTTATTTCTATATTACCTTGACCTTCTCCATCATTCTGTAAGTACGATGCTACAACTAACTCAATACAATTATGAGTATGCTCTTTAGTTTGTCCTCCCTTGGTATGTCTATTAAACCATGACTGACTAACTTCACTCTCTGCTCCTAAGTAACCAAATTGCTGCCACACCCAATCAATACGAGGACCTAACCAATCATGAAATGGTTTCATACATTCTTGATTATGAGGTTCCAACGTATATTCATATCTACCAACTCTTGAGGTAGTAGATTTAGGTATAGTTTCTACTTTAGTCTGATCTCCTTGTGCTGCCCAATGATTTAATGCTGATTCATATGTTGGTCTAAGCTTTGGTAATATTTCACTAAAGTCAAATTCATACTTAAAAACATAAGGATGCCATAAATGCAACCCTTGACCAGAATAATCTTCAGCGATTATCATAATGCATCATACTTTTTACTAGGGTCTTTGACCGCTACGTTATCTAGTATGAATGTTTCTTGTGCTAGTTTTAATCCATTGACAGCACCTTCTAATCTTAGCATTTGATCTTTGAGTTCTTGTCTCTTACTAAAATCAATTTGTGTTACACCATAAGGATTTAATTTAGTATCTTTAAAATCCTCTTCTAGTTTAGTGCAAGCTTCATGTGCTTTATTGTACTGACCATTAAAGTTATTGATTAAATCATCAATACCTTCCATTTTAAATTCTGCCAAATGAGTTGGTGAATCATCTGGTTTATGATCTGCATAAGGTGTATTAGTCCTTGGGTCTATATCACCCTCTGGATTTTGAACGTTGTCATAATTTTCACCTATGGGTTGGTTTTTTAGTTCACTCATAATTTGAAACCTTTGTTGCGATACTTGTTGAATACTGTCATCACCCTATTTAGACGGTTTTGAACAGAGTCTTCTGCAAGGAATTGTGATTGATTAGCATACTCGAAAGATTCTTCCATCTGCCATTCAACATCACCTGCAGAGTCTATTATAGTATTAAAATAACTATTCTGCAAGTATTTTCTATGCATTGGAATATATTGTATTAATGGTGTACCTGCCTTAACATGAGTTTCACCTTCTAATACATGCCAGAACAATTGAGCGTGTATAACATGCCCGTATTTTGGATCTAACAATCCCGTTGCTGCAGTAAATCTCTTTTCATTATTATAGTTTACTGGTAATTGTAGTAATACAATATCATTACTAGCTTTAACTCTCCAAGGAGTTTCTACCTTTACTACTGATCTTAATGATTTACTTGGGTCATCTAAAATTGGATCCACTTGTGTATTATCATGCTTACCAATATATCCTTGCTTACCACCACCCATCTTAAACAAAAAAGGTGTTTCCCATGTAAATGATACACCATCACCATTAGTCGTTACTTTAAAATCAGCAGGTGCAGTTACAATAAAACCTGACGACATAAGGTTCTTAATGCCAGGACAATTAGCAGTTGTTAATATACCTGCCATAGGGCATTTTGATTTTTTTCTCTCATCTTGAACCCAACTACGTTTTTGATTACTAGCAGGTTTAATAGGGTAGAGATCAGTAACAGCAGGTTCTAATGAATAGAATCTGATCCAAGGTTTTCTGTTAAGGAGTCCCATATATTTCGTCTCTCAAGAATTCATAATGTGATGGTAACTGTGCAACATATTTTTCAATATATTCTTTCCATTGTAGATATTTCTTTCGTTTGTCTTCTAGATGATCTGTATCTGCCATCAATTCTCCTAATAGATATTGAGTTCTCTTAAGATATGATGATGATTTTATTCCATGACCTGCTGCAATAAATGGTATGCCATTCATATTAGGATGCCATCCTTCTCCTAGAGTAGATGAAACAAACTGTTCAATAGATTGATGAACTGGAACATTTTGTGTTACTGACTCTGGATTATAGAAGTTTTGTTGTGTACACCACCTCCAATATGGAGTATCAGTTCTCATAGAGAATGCATAGTGCATTGCAACGAAATCAATAAAGTTATCAAGAGTATAATTACATATCCAGTTGAATCCTTCCTTCTCTGTTCTGGTTACATAACCATCCCTTTGATTAAGAGTAGTTACTAGTCTTAGTATATTTTCATGAGTTGTTAGTAAACCAGTAGACTCTAATGGTTCTACAAATCCATATGATAAACCTATACCAACTACATTGTTAACCCATGCTCTTTGTCTCCTACCATGTTCTATATCAATATGAAATAATTCTGCTGCGTCTGCTCTTTTCTTTCCTACTGTATGTCTGAGATGTTTTATAAACTCTTGTTTTGCTGACTCTTTACGACAAAATCTACTGGAATAAACATATCCTTTACCAATCCTATTCCATAATGGTATATCCCATGTCCATCCATTCTTCATTGCCCAACAGTCAGTCACATTACGCATTTCTTTCTCTCTAGTTTCCTCTTCATAAGGAATGCGAACTGCCCATGCTTTATCATTTGCAAGTTTATTCTCAGCAGGTATGAAAGGTATACCTTGGAAACCTCCTAAAAGTTTTGACTTAAATCCTGTACAATCAATAAAGAGATCTGCCTGTATTGCATTGATACCATCCATTACAAGATAACTAATAGTTTGATCATTAGGTTTCTCATACATTGTTTGGAATCCAGTTATCTCTCCTAAGATATGTTGAACCCCATTTGGTAAACAAATATGATCTCTAAGATATATTCCAAACTTTGTTGCATCTAAATGGTATGCAGTATGTCTTCTAAAATCAAACTGTCTTACTACATTATCAAAATTTCTTGTTTGCTTATTCTCATTACATAAAAATGTATTAGCACAATAAAATTCAGCAAAAGATTCTGGTGGAAAATCTTTTGGAAACATGTTTGCTAGATGAGCCCAAGTATTGATACCTTGGGGTGCATAAGTTAAATCGTAATCAGTATAGAAAGGATATTGGAATACTTCTTCCTTTCCTTCTCTGAAATTTGTAAATTGTATACCGTTCTTATATGTTGCATCTGCATGAGGCATCCAATCCTCATCTTTCAAATCTAATAATTCTAAGTATTGGTTGAAATGTCCTAAAGTAGACTCTCCTACACCAATAGTTTTTATATCTTTTGATTCAACTAAGGCAACCTCTAAATGAGGACATAACTTAGCAAGTGCAGCAGCAGTCATCCATCCTGATGACCCACCACCTACAATTACTACACTTTCGATCTTACCTTTATAGGGATCAAAGTTTTCAAATTCTATAAAATGATCTGGTTCTTCAACTTTCATTAAAAATAATATAGACTATACTTTATGTATATTATACCTTAAACGTTAGGATCTGTCCACCCACTATATCTTTTCCATGCAGGTAACTCTGGATATGACATCTTAGGAAACTTATCTGCTGCAGGTTCTTCTGTCTCTGAGTATGATTTTATTTC